CGATCATCAGCCTATTGCCATTCGGCATTAAGCGCCAACCATCGCCATTAACTGGGATGGCATAAATTTCTTCGATTGTGAGTATCATTTGGCTCATTTCCTTTCTGCGGGCTGGTGACACTACGAACATATTGAACTGCCCGGTAAACCCAAAACCGAGAGCGTTCCCATCGTTTACGCTCCCATGCTTCAAGCGGGTTAGTGCTACGCTACTCTTTCGGCGGCTCGGGGAGCGGCATCCAGTGCGTGACCTGGTTCGGAGCCCAGGCTGAGAACGCGCTCGCATCGTTGGAGGTGCGATAGGCTTGCGTGACTTTTCGACCGTTGGTGGTGATTACCGTAAGCATACACGGCGGCAACTTCTCTTTGACGCTAATCCATTCCATCTCGTTCCTCCATGAGGCTGGTTGCCTCTGATCTCGGTTGATGGTGCGTGGAGACGGCGCGGGGAAGGTTAGAAAGCGTACCGCAGCACCAGTTCGTCACTGCGCAGGCGAATATTGGTTGCTTCCGAATCATCGCGCAAGAGCACCAAACGATCTTCGAGCTGCGCTTGAGCGAGCGTATATGCTTCAGCAACTTGCGGAAGCATATAGCCGTCTTCGTCCAGTTCGGGCTGCGGAACATCGAAGAAAATTGGTTCAGAACGGTGACCACCGCGGGCTCCAGGAAGGTCGTAAGTCAGTTCACCCAGTAGCTTTTCCATTTCGTTCCTCCATGAGGCTGGTTGCCTCTCACTTACAAATACAGAGTAGCAAATACATCTGTATTCGTCAACACTTATTTCAATTATTTTTTCCACAATCTATCTTTCCTGTTTTCTTTGACTTCCAGCGGCTATAGGCAGCCTTGCGGCATTTCGAGCATACCTGGCGCGGTACACCATTCTGCATAACCGTCTTATCGTATGGGTGACCGTGGGCGCATTGGTCGTGGAGCTTTCTCATCCGTCTATCATATACATAAGTATTCACGGCGTCAAGTGGTAAAATCAACCCATGATCGGACCCAAGGCCAAAGGCTTACGCTGGCGAGAGCGATATTCATCGCTAGTCCGCAAGTCCATTAAGAAGCAAGAGATTAAGATCGGATGCGAGGCGCGTGTAAAGCGAATGCAGGCGGATGTACAGCGAACGCGATTTGACACGCCTGAGCCAAAATGCTAGGCTTCACCGCGTAGATGTTGTATGATTACCCGGTGCTCATCATGTCCACCACGACCACAACCCGCAAGCCCACCATCACCTAGCGCGTAATCACCCCGCGCCTGGGCTGGACTAGCTGGACCCGCATCGGGCAGCAATGGCGCGAGAAGAGGGCTGCATAAATGCCAGCAGGCAGACCAACGGCGCCAGTCCCGCAGGATATTGCAGATAAAGTAATTGCATGGATTGCGGACGGCAAAACGCTCCGCGACTTTTGTAGACAACCCGAAACGCCTTCATATTCAGCCGTTTACGATTGGCTGGCGAAGGACAAGGAATTTCAGATACGCTTCGCGCAGGCGCGTGAGTCTGGCGAGGATCAGATCGCACAGGAATGCCTTGCAATCGCGGATGATGGCTCGAATGACTGGCAGGAAACGGAGTTTGGTCCGCGAGTCAACGCAGAGCATATTAACCGGTCTCGGCTTCGCGTGGATACCAGACTGAAGCTCTTGGCGAAGTGGAACCCGAAAAAGTGGGGCGAGAAAATCACGCACGCTGGCGATAGCGACCAGCCGCTAGAGGTAGTGGTGCGGCGGATCGGGCCGAAAGAATAGTGGTACAATCCGAGGGGAAAAGGTGTGATCTGCAAGCCAAAGTGATATGCTTTGCGTGAGGTGATCTATGCCAGCTTGGAGCGCAGCAGGACAAACGAGCTTATCGGCGGGCGAAAGTCTGCAAGTCTTAGCTACCACAGAGGCTATCGCTGCTAATGTCGGCCTGCAGGGATTTTCGTTCACTCCCGAGCCGATGCAGGTAGTTATTTCTGTCCTCAACAATTCCGGCGTTTCTCTGACGCTGCAAAAGTCCGTAGATGGTGTAACGTGGTTGGCTGTCAACTACGGTGGGGGCGGAGCGATCTCTTTCCTGACTGCTACCGCGACTGATTACGTTGCGGCCACCGGCGTCTACTATAGGCTCATGAATGCCAACCAGATCCCAGCAGGCGGCGCGGTTTGGGTAGCGCGCTAGAGATCGCGCTTCAGCCGAAACAATGGACAATCCTCGAATGGCTCGGCTCGCGCTGGTCTGGCTGGATTGGCGTGGGCGGCGGCCGTGGGGCTGCCAAGTCCGGCGGCGCTGATCGCGTAATCCTCACGCTCTCCCATGAGGAAAAGGGCATCGTTAGCTGCGTGGTGATGCGCAACTACGACCAAGTGCGGAAATACCATATTGAGCCCACGCTCAGGACATGGCCGCATCTACAGTCATGCTTTCGGGTCACAGATTCTAAACTAGTTATCCCTTCGACGCGCTCCGAGATCGACTATTCCTATGCGGAGAACCTGGCCGACGTTGAGCGGCGCTTCCGCTCCGCGAACTATAGGTACATCATTGTCGACCAGGCGGAGCAGTTCACCGAACAGGAGTTGCGGGAGATGAAGAACGCCTGCCGCTGGCCGGGTGGCGGAGCTAAGATGCTGCTGCTATTCAACATGGGCGGCGCCGGCATTCAGACGCTGCGCAAGTGGTTCCATACGCACGAATACAACGAGCAAGAAGATCCCAATGATTTCAGGTTTCTGCATGTTTACCCCTGGGATAACGTCGAGTGGTCGCGGGACGCGCTTACCGCGGACGGGCTGACGGACGAGGACTACTACGGCTGGACGAACGAAGAGCGGTTCGAGTATTTCATCACGCGCTCGGACTACGGGAAATCTCTCAATTCGCTTGATCCTACCTTGAGGAATCGCGATCTGCTCGGCTCGTGGGAATCGCTCGAAGGGGCTTATTTTGGCAGGGCGTACGACCGGCAGGCAACCATGATCGACGCCACCCAGGCTGGGCAGATACTCAAGCCGTGGTCCACGCGCTGGCTGAGTCAGGACTGGGGCAAAAGCCACTTCTGCGCTACGTTCTGGCATGGGGTGCAGATTGTCTCACCGAGCGATGTCAAGGCGATTCTCGGCTGGGATGTACCAAAACCGTTACGGGTGGTGGTGACGTACCGGCGCAAGATCGTGTCTGAGCTGGATTCGACGCAGGTGGGGCAGGAGATCGTCAACGCGACGCCGGTATCCGAGCGCAAGCTCATCAAGCAGTATTTCCTGAGTCCTGATGCGTTTGGCGAGCGGGACTCTCCGAACACGATTGCCTTGAATCAGCGCAAAGAGCTTGTGGCTCATGAGTTGCCCGAGCCTGAACCAGCAGACAATGACCGGCCCGGCGGCTGGACGCTCATGTACGAGCTGCTGATGAACACAAAGTGCAAGGGAACGGCTGGGGATATGGTCTGGCTGATCTCGGCGGAATGCCCGGAATTGCTCGAAGCGTTGCCGGTTCTGATGCGCGATCCCAAGGATTTAGATGTAGTTCTCAAGACAGACAAGGGACAGGCCAAGCTCGAACAGGATGTTTCTGAGGCTGCAAGGTACGGCCTCAAGAGCTATCTCAGATCGGCCAAAACCCCGATTTCTGTTGTCCGGGCAGAAGTTGCGGCTCAATTTGTTGAGGATGGTGTTATTGTAGAGCCAACAGAGCTTGCTATGGCAATGCGTAAGTTTGAGTCGGATCAGCGGAAACACACCAAGCGGAGGACGCGATGGTCGGCACGTTGAAGCGGTGGCTTGGAATCGATGACTTGGAACGGGAGAATGTGATCCTGGTCAGGGCCGTCCAGAAGCTGCGGGAATACCGCGAGCGGCTAGAAGCCGATGCACGACAGACCCTTGAAGTTGCCTTGGACTGCCAGACGGTGTATAAAGATCACGAAACCCGCTTGCGGGCAATCGAAGGCGAACCGAAAGCAGAACCGAAACCCAAGGCGCGTACCGTGCCGTTCCGCCAGTTCAAGGCAGCGGCAGAATCGTTACCGGAGGAAGACTGATGGCGAAGGACATGAAAGGCAATTTCCACCGCGCGGGCTTCCAGGCGCGCAAAGCCGACCGCATGGGCGCAATGCCAGCCGCTGCTGAACATCAGGAGGGCGGCGAGCAACCCGAACCACAAGAGGGTGAGGGCGATCACATGCACGAGGCTGCCGAGCATCTGCACGAAGCCGAACCGGAATCCAAGCACATGATCGTCTCTCATGACGGCTACGGGATGAGATCACACGGCATCCACGAGGATGGCCGGCACGAGCCAGAACATGGTGCGCATGATCACGAGAACATCGATGAACTGAAATCCCATCTTGGCAAGTTCTTCAACGAAGAAGAGCAAGAAGGCAAGCCGATGCACGGCGCCGGCGAAGAGCCGGAAGAAAATCAAAGTCTGTACTAACAGGAGAATGAAATGGCCAAAGACCCAAGTTTCTTCGCAGGCGAGTACCGCGCGGTTTCCTACGCTTACGGTGTGACTTCCGACGTTCAGCCGTTGATCGTGGATAGCCCGAGCGGTGCCACTTCCGGCGCAACCCAAACCCTCGTCCTCGCTTCCGGCGTCGTGGCCCTCCAAGACGGGACGTACATCTCGCCGCTGGCCACCAATGCCCCCGTCGTGGTCGGAACCGGCGCGAATGCCGACACTGTAACGCCTTCGGCTGTATCGATCAACACGCCAACCGTATACCAGTCGGCCAGCCTCACCGCCACGACCTTCTCCCATTCACACGGAACAGGCGACAGGGTTTCGAGCGGCACAGTCGGCCTACAGGAAGCCATCAATGCGGCTTCTGCGGCAGGCGGCGGTATCGTGATTGTGGATGCGGAATGGTACAAGGCTGGCGGCACGGCCGGCATTCTGGCAGCGGCAACCGTTCCCTCTGGCGTGACGGTCACAGACAATCATCTGGGCGGAACTGGAATCTATCCGATTCTGACCAATGTAACGACCTTGACCAATGCGCAGGTTCTTGGGATGCAGGTCACTCCGGTTCAGTTGCTTCCCGCCGGCGGTGCCAACACTGCGATCATCATTAATCAGGTGATCCTGGAGAACCTGAACACCGGAACTGCCTATGCCAACGGCGGCGCGATTGGTCTGTTCTACGGCACCAGCGAGACTTATCCAGCATCGACAACTGCCGCGGCTACCTTCCTGACTACGCCGACCGCCACCGCAATCGACGTGCTAACTGGCACGTACAGTTCCGATCTTGGGGCCGATGCCATCAATGCAGCGGTTACGATTTCAAACGCAAGCGCACCCTTCATCACTGGCACCGGAACGCTCAAGGTCACCACGACCTACCGCGTAGTCGGCGGTCTGTAAGAGGAATGGATGCCTGCTAAGTCGCTTGCTCAGTTGCGCTGGATCAACTCGCCCTCAGGGAAGAAGGCCTTGGGGGCGTCTGGCGTGAAGGAGTGGGACAGCGCAAGCAAGGGCATGAAACTGCCCGAGCGGAAGGGCAGCATGATTTCGGCGCGGAGGAAGAAGTAATGCTTCGTTGTTCTCGGGGCTGCAATCGCAATTTCTGCTGGCAGCACCCAAAGATGGTTTCTCTGCGAGAGTTCATCTTCAAGTGGGGATGGTCGATATGAGCATGTTGGGCGCACGCAAGCCGAAGAACTTACGGACAGAGGCACCGCTTGCGCGGGCGTGGATTGCTGGGTGAGCGTTTCATCAAGCACAAGATCTGAGGACGGCATGGAAGCGGAAGAGCTTGATCCCAAGGAAAAGCTGGAATTTCTGGCGATGCAGGTGGTAGCCGTCCGCGCAGGTAAAGGCGCTCAGATTACCTGCCCGTATTGCGGGGGCAAGAACACACCATTGATGCCGCTGTGCTGCCCGGCCTACGGTAAGGCGATGAATGCCGTTCTGGAGCGGTTTGAGGCCGCTGACACGATTGCTTTTGTGAATCGCGTCATGGATCGCACACAAGGGAGCCAGCTTGTCCACTAACGCAACCATCGACGAACAGGATGCTCCGAACGATGGACAGGAAGTCGTCGAGACGCATCCTGAAGAAGTGCCGGCTTCCGATGAAGTTCCCACCTACGGCGAGCGCAACCGCGATCTGCCTGAGCAACTCAAACGCGCTCTGACCCAAGCTCTCAAGGACATCGGCAAGCAGGAGATGTTCGACCGGCGCCGAGAGGTTATGCGGGACCGCAGAAACCGTTACTACCGCAGGGGATTTCAGCACATCTACGAGCAGCGCGGTGGGGGGTTTGCGGTTGGTGTGGCTGGTGAGACGATCACTACCGCGGAAGGCTCTTTCGAGTGCTCGCAGTACATCGGCGATTACAACATCTACCGGCCGACGCTGATGGTGATTGAGTCGGTGCTCACGCAGAACCCCCCGGGCATCGACTTCCGGCCCAAGACGCAGAAGACTGAGGACTTGGAAGCTGCGGACACGGCGGAAACCTACCGGCTCTACTTCGACCGCTCGAACAACGTCAAGGGCATCCAGCTCGACATCTGCGAGATGATGGGCAACTCAGGTAGGACGATTGTCTGGGTGCGCACGGAGGCCAATAAGCAACTTTGGGGCGTGAACGACGACGGCAATGCGCGGCAGATGGAAGTCTGCACGGTTCATGGGACGCTCGAATCCAGAGTAGTGCCCCTCACGGCAAAGTCCCAGGATGATCTGCTGGCCTGTGTTCTGTTCGACGATCCGCCCGTCAAGGTCGCCAAGCGCGAGTATCCGCACATCGAATCGAAGATAAAATCGTCAGCCTCAGGGATCTGCGAGAATGCCTATGAGCGCATCGCCCGTTTGGGAATCTTGCAGGGGACAAGACGTTATTCGCAGGTCGGAGAGGCTCTCAGTCATCTTGTCACGAGAGCCAATGCCTTCCTGCGTCCGGCGAATTTCACTGGCGACTTCTACGACGATCCATTCGATGAAGCCGAGGAGGGCGATGTAAACGAAGACGGCGAGCCGATGACGGTGCGGGAGAAGTTGGATCAGCTTTTCCCGGAAGGCTGTCATGCTGTCTACCTGGGTGACGTGTACGCCGAGTCGTGGAACGAATCGATGGATGACGCCATTGCCATCGGATTCCCTTACGCCGGCGACGGAATGGCGCGGGAAGCGATGATGGACGATGCCATTGTGATCCAGGACGACTTCAACGACTCGATGAACGCGATGCGGGAGGCTACCGATCTTGGCTGGCCGCGCACATATATCAATTGCGAGGACGACGAGTTCGACGCGATTCAGGATCAGAAGTCAGAGCCGTACGCTTTCTCTCCGATGAAGGCTCGCCAAGGGATGCCTCTTGAACAGAATTTCTTCCGCGAACCCGATTTGGTGCTTCCCCAGTCCGTTGTGCAGAGACTTGAGTACCTGGCCGGCCCATTTCTCCAGTTCGTGCTTGGAACACCTCCGGCTCTGTTCGGCGGCGGCATGGAGGACCAGAAAACAGCGAATGGCTATGCACAGGCAAGAGCCCAAGCGATGGGCGTCAAGGGAATTCCGTGGCAATCGGTCCAATGGCTCATGGCGCGCATGTATTACATGGCTGCGCTGTGTGCTTCCAAGAATCCCGATCACTCGGAAGAGATTCTGGTACCATCAAAACAGGACGGCGCGAAGTCGCTGAAACTGGAAAGGCTGCGTAAGGGTCATTTTGGCGCTTTTCCCGATGAAGATTCGAGTTTCCCTGAGTCCACGGCGGCAAAACGGGCGCTCTTGCAGCAATTGCTCACCATCGCAGCACAGAACCCCGATGTTGCGCTTCAATTGCTCGGGAATCCCTACAACTGGGAGATTTTCAAGCAGGTATTCGGGTTTTCCGAGATGCAGATGCAGGAAGCAACATCTGCAGCGAAGCAGATGCGCGAAATCGAACTGCTTTTGGACCAGCAGCCGCTTCCGCCGAGCCCTCAAGAGCTTCAGGCATGGCAGTTGCAGCAGCAACAGGCCCTCCAGCAGCACGCAGCTCTCGCTTTGCA